ATGGACGTACTAGCGACTGAGAGGGTTGCTTGCAACGTCGTGTTGCCCGTTACCGTGGTCGCCGGGGCCTGTAGCGTGACCGTCCCGGGCGAAACGAGCGTTATGCCCCCGCCCGCCGCCTGAAACTGCATGTATTGTGTAGGCGCCCCGTTGAGGATGCCCCCGAGGTAAATGCCATCCGACCACGAGAATCGACGATTGCTTGACGGATTGGCCGCACTCTTGGCCGCAACGACGCCCGTGATATCGCGCGAGGCGAACACGACAACGCCAATGTCGCCAACGACCGGGTCGCATATGATTGCGTTGCCGCCGCCCTGCAATCGGAAGTACGGCCGGCCGGCGATAACCTCATGCACGACCGGCGTGTTGGCGCCTGTCACGAGATTGACCAAAATTTGAACATCGACCGTTTGCGCGCCCGTGTTGACCGCGGTCACTTGGCCGATAGAAACCGTCTGCATTTCATCGGTCGCGCGCGCAATGATAAAATCGAGCGTGTTGAACTCGCTTGCGTCGCTAAACGGGTTTGCCTGACCTACTGCGGTACTCATGCTGCGGGCACTGCGCTCGGCGGATAAAGTTTCATGTCGGTAAACCAAAGCCCTTGCGGTTTGTTCGACTCGAGTAAATGTGTCAGCGGTCCAATGATCCAATTGCCATCGGCGAGCGTGTTGAGCGTCTTAGGCAACTGCGGGTCAATCACAACGTCGCTACCCTGAATTGCTATCGGGCCATTCTGCCTAAATGCCGGATTGAAAATCGAACGCACATTGAGGTACCCGTTGCCGAGCACTTCGGGGTATCCGACGAGGCCCGATGTTGGCGACAATATCCACGAGGGCACATTCGAGCGCGCGACGCCGGCCGGCGAAATAACGAGCAAATTTTGATTTTCAATTGATGCATAGATACCCGCGTCTTTACACACTTTGCGCAATTGATTCGTGAGCGTGCCCGAGTAATAGGCATTCGTGAGCGTGCCGGTAACGCCGTCATTCTCGAATGCCATGGACATTTTCGACGCGATGTTGTTCACGATATCGGCGACGTTTGCGGTGCCCGGGTAGCTCGTCGGATTGGCCGGCGTGAGTTGATCGAACCCCGCCGACTGCGCGTGAACTAACAAGCACACGTCGGGCGCGCCGCTATAGTCCGGGCCGGCCTGATAGATTTGGCCCGAGAAAATAAACGAGAAACCGTTGCCGCTGTCAGCCTCAATCTGTACGGTATTGAATGTGTACTCGGGCTTGCCGCCCTGCACGGGCACGATTGCAAGCGCGTTCATGTCTTGCTGAGCCATGCCGTAAATTCTAATCGACGCCTCGGGAAACGCCGGCAGCCCTGCGCCTTTGACGGTCACGGAAATGCGCAGCCCCGAAACCTCAAGCTTGTTAGCCGATGTTCCCGGGAACACTGCGTTGCTGTTCGTCAGCGTGAATGTGACGCGCAGATTTTTAACCGTGTAGGAACTACCCGCCATTGTCGCCCGCCGCCACTAGGTCGGCCTCCGTGAGATACAGCAACACGAATTGCGTGCCGAGCCCCGTGTAATACGGCGGCGCCCCGTTGAACGTGGGCGGCCCGCCCTCGGTCGCGAGCGTATCTAAGAACATGAATTCACCAACCACGCCGAGGTACTGCCTGTCCTGCAAAATCGGCGTGCGATCGAGACAGCGAGCCGTGTTAACGACCGGTACGCCGCCCACGATCAAGTCAAAGAAAAGCCCCGCGGCAACCCCGTACTCGTCGGTAATCGGTTGCTTTTGATAAACCGCAATTTGGCAACTCTGCCCGTCGAGGACGATACTTAGAGTCTGCGAAGGTACTGCGCTCAAGGGTATTTGCAACATGGGGCTAACCTTTCGGCACTGGCGGCGTGATGGCCGTCAACGCTGATTTCTGTACGGCCGTGCTCGGCACTTGCGGGTTATTCAAACCCTGATTGACTGGCGGCACGGCGCTCGGCGGCTGCGCGTTCGCGGTCGGCGTAACCGCGGTGCTGTACTGCGCGGCGACTTGGTCAATTTCGATAAAGTACAATTCAACGTCGAAATAAAACGCATTGTCTTTACCGCGGCGGGAAAGTTCGGCGCGTGTGATACTCACGTCAACATACGATTTCTCGGGCGTGCGTATCGTGTACAAATTGATATTCGATTGCGCAACGAGCACGTCAATTTGCTGCAAGAACGCCGACCGGCTCGCCAAGTCGCCGCCCTTGGTCAAAGTGACAGACGACTCGAACGGCAGCCCAACACGGTTGTATGTGCCGAATTGCCCTTGCTGAATCGGGAAATTGCCTATACGGTTTTCCTTGCGCCAACCGAATTCCATGATTGAATCAGGTTGCACGACGAGGTTGCCATTGCTGTCGAACACGCCCCATATAGGCGCCGATTGTGTGGCATGCCAAAGTACGTCGGGGTTGGCCGCGAAGCCCAAGGCCGGCGGCGTGAGTGCCTGTAACAGCAACGAGCGCGCCAACTGCGGAACGCCCGGCAAATTCGCGACGTTCGGAAATTGCGGGATAGCCACGGTTATCGAGATACCGAGCCCCGCGCCCCAACCTTGAGTAATTAGGCTCATGCTTGCCCCGTGTCGGCCTGCGTGACCGAGAATTTACGTTGAATCGCTGCGGGCACTTGGTCGGCCACGGCTTTCGGGTCGGCATTCGGCGCGTTGACTTGAATCGTGCCAACTGACACGGTTGTCTGACTGCCGGCGCCCTGTGCGCTGCCGCCCCCGGCTCGACTCGCAAGGCCGGGGGTTGGGCCTGCCTGTAGTCCCGGGCCTGACTCGTGCCGTCCTATCGCGTACGACAACGCCTTAATGTCGCCCTCGTTCAAATCGTTTTTGCCGAGTTGCTTGCGCACGTCCGCGGTGTATGCCGGCACGTCGTTTTTGAATTTGCCGTTGCCCTCGTACGCTGATATGAGCGCGTCCACGGTTCGCAGGCCGCGGCGCATCTTAATAGTAAGGTCGCGTTCGAGCGCGGCTTGCCCCTCCTCGGGGGTCGCGTATTTCCGCTCGTTGCCAGCGGCGTCGAGAATGTTGCCCGGATTGTTGAACCGTGCGGCCTTGCTGCCCGGAGGCGGTCGATACCCGCCGCCCGGCTCGCCTGATGTGGCTACTGTGTTGGCTGCCGTAGCCGCGGGCGTATTCCACACGCTCGCAATATCCTTGTCGGCTTGCTTGTCCGCCGCTTTCGAGCGCGCCGATTGGTCATTGAGAATATTCCACGCGCCTTTTATATCGCCATTCAACAACGCGCCGATGGCTGCCGCCGCGCCGCCGATCGCGTCGCCGACGCCGACGAAAATTCGTTTGATGGCAATCGCGGCCGAGCCGATCAATTTGAGGCCGGTTGTAAATTCGTCGCTCGACGCGTTCACGTCGCCGAATACCTTGAGCACTTGGGTAAGCGTGGGCGTGATGGCCGTCAAAATCATTTGGCCGGCGGCCTGAATCTGCAACCCGACGTTGCGCCAATACTGTTGCAACTCGGCGGCTTTCTTGACAGTCTCGTCAGTTACCGCGTTATCACGTTCGGCCGTGCGTAATTGGTCCTCACGAATGTCGCGTTGCTGCACGAGGTAATTTATGTACCCCTGCGACAGCCCCGCCTGTTTGAACATCGTAACTTGGTATTGCCGGCCGTACTGCGCCGTCTTGTTCGCAAGCTCCTCGAATATCTCGCCTTGGTCGCGTAGGTTGCCGTTGGCGTCTCGAATGTTGACCGAGCGCGCGCGCAGAAATTGAAGCAACGACGATTGTTCGCCGGTCGTGTTCATTTTCTGGAAATCTTCGGTTAGCTGCGTGAACGCCGCTTGTGCATCCGTCGCGCTACCGCCGGCAAGCTCGACCGCGTTGCCCCATTTGTTCAACTCGTGGGCGCTCATGCCGATGTTTGCGGACGTGCGGCCGAGCGCAGCCTCGCCGGCATTCAAGGCCCCGAGCCATTTGCCGAAGCCTATGGCCGAGTCAAAACCGACCATGAGCACAGCAATTTGCCGGCCCACGTCAACTAGAGATTTGGTGATATCGTCGGCCGCGGCTTTAGACTTGCGCGCGGTTTCTTTCGTCTCTTTTTCGGCTGTCTCGCGGCCCTTTTTGTAATTGGACGCGTCGAGCCCTAATAGGACGACTAGACTGTCGATTACCGTCGCCATGCGCTAGCCCTGTTTATCAATCTCGCGTCGGTTGTGTGCATCGACGCTGATAACCTCAGCTAGATTGTAAGCATCGCGGACGCCGTACACCGACTGCAATTCGTGCAGCGTCGCCTTACCATCGGATACGATCATACCAATAAGCGGCGGCAAGTTCACGTAGTCGATGATTCGGCCGTTGCGGGCTGCGAACAGAGCCGCCCCTAAGTCGGGGTTGCGACGGCCGGCGAAAAACCCGTGTGTAGGAACAACAGCGCCTTGTGCAGCGTCAGGAACGTTTTGATTTCCTCGACGCAGCAATTGGGGCCGGCGATAATCGCTTGAGGGGCGCCCGAGGGCTTGCCCTTGGTATCGTGATGCTGATACTTGGCCTGCGCAAGCATCTCGTCGAGGAGGGGCTTTAAAGCGCCGTAGGGGGTTTGTAGCAAGGCCGTGACCCCAAAGCCTGCAAGGCCCGCCATGCCGGCGCCGATCGCGCCTTCGGGCAATGTGGCGCCCGAGGCTGCCAACGCGAGGAGGGCACGCAACGCCCAATCCTGCCCGCTGTATGCGTCCATTTCGGTCAAAACGAAAATCTTGCCGTTATCACGCTCGCCGGGGGCCTCGGAACGGGTACCCGGAATCGTCAACGTCTCTGTACGTCGAGCCATGTTACAAACTCCTCGGCGTGGTGGCGCCGTTGGCTATAAGCCGGTTTTAGACATTCGTCACGGGGGTCGATTCCCACGTAATCTCGAACGTCCGAGATTCAAAAATCTTTTTGGCGTCGGGTATCGGCTTGAAACGAGTCAGCGATCCGTTGTTGAGCGTCCACGCCTTGCCGAGCGACGGCGACCAAATCGAGCCCGAGGCCGTAAGGTCATCCTGCGCGGCAATCAACGCGCCGTTCCATTGGTCGAAAATGTCGCACGCCGGGCTGTCGCTCTGAATGTGAACGAGCATCTTGACGAGATACGGCGTGAAGCCGCTCGACTTTTTGCCGTCAACACCAATCTTGGCCTCGACGGGGTTCACGTCCTCGGAACCGAACGCGTCGTCGGTCGCGTAGCCTTGCAAAATGACAGGCGCCGCGAATACGTCCGGTATGTTGAGGACGAATTCGCTATTGGCTGAGGTAAGAGTTGCCATGTGCTAAAGCTCCAATTAGAGAACGTCAACCGACGACATGCTGATTTTCTGCACGCTGCCGCCGTCCGTGTACCAAAAATTGATAGTCGGCGAACCGCGACCGCCGCGCACGATCGCGCCCGGGTCGAGAATTTGCAGATACCATCCCGTATTCTGAATCGTTGCCGTCGCGCCCGAATCGCCCGTTGCGCTGTTGAGTGCGGCCGACTGCGTGCCGCTCAAGTTCACGCCTTTGACGATTGAGCCGAAATACAAACCTTGCTCAATCGGCCCCGTGGGCGGGCTGTTCTGCGTCGCGGCGTTGCCGACAAGCGCATTGCGAATCAGGTTGAATCCGCGGGTAACGTACGGCACGCTCGGCACGGTTGCCATAAGCGTCATGATTGCCAACTGAAATTGACTGTTCAAATACACTTGATTGACAAACGTGTCAGCCCATTTGAACGCGCCCGAAATCTGCCCGGGCTGATTCTGCACGAACTTTTGGTTGGCGGTCGCAAACGCGGCGTAACAGTTGTACCCGTTCGCAATCAGGTTGTTGTAAATCGTTTGGTCCGTAACTTGAGCCGCAAGGCCGGCTTGTCCGCGGAAAGCGAACGTGGTTCGACCGTTCTGTTGATTGAAATTGATCGAGGCTGCAATGCCGCACTGTAGCGCCGCAATGACGCCCGTGCCGCTGATATCGTACACGGGCATGACGCCCGTATCCTGCGCAGCATTCACGATATTGCCAAACGAACCCGTTGCAGTCGGCGACGTGGTCGGCGATGCGTCCGAATCCTGCCCGACGTACAGATAACGATTGAGCGCGACCGGGGTTTGACACCACGCGGCAAATGCCTCTTTGACGCTCAACACTTGCTCCGCGACCGTCATGAACGTCGCCCAATTTTGCGTGGCTGCCACAACCTGCGCCATAACGCCGGCTGGCGTATTCGCAGCGGCACCCTGAGACAGTACGGCGCCGTCCTCGGCTTGCAGATTGAGCCCTTCGGACAACGCGCCACTATCGCCAAAACCAATCGTCGAGGCGACGCCCGTGCCCGGCGCG